CAAGGTCAAGTTCAAAACCCTGCAAATGTCGCACTTGTTGAGTGTAGTTTGAGAAGTACAGCTTAGATTTTCCACCAGTTTCATGCCAAATTTCGATAGACAGCACGTTTGCGCCGTCTGTTCTATAAGATTTATCGTCAATGCACTCAAACGGGATACTACCTGTACCCAGCTTGTACGATTGTTTAATGTCATCACATCCAAGCAGCTTGGACTGTAAAGTTTTCGCAACTTGCTCCCAAGATTCACCAGAACACATAGCAATAATGGGTTTGTCCCACTTCTTGCCTTTCCAGTTTTTGGGGTATCTGCCTGTCAGGTGGTAAGCAGTCTCATAGGTAGACGCAATCGTTTTTCCCGCACGGTTGGCAGCAATCATGCCTCTACGGGTAAAGTGTGCGCCAGTTTCAAAAAACTCTTGCTGGTACTTGAAAGGCCGAAACCATTTCAATGTGTTGTACTGCATATCCTTGGCGACAACATCCCGCGCAGACTTCATTTTGTTTAGCTGGTCAGGAGTAAGGTGCTTAATTGCAGATTTACCCCCAGCCAACTTGACCAAATGTTTTAAAGCTCTGTCCCGATAAATCGGTTGAATGTAATCGCTTGATTCACTTTTTGCCATACATATCGCGCAGTGTGAGTAGCAGGTCGGCAGCAGAAGCTAGGTAGTAAACATCCTGGGGTGGCAGTTTTCGATCTCCTTGAAGATCTTTCTGTAGCCACTCAAGTGTCTTTCTAGCGCACACTTCTGCTTGTGCCGACAACCTCTGCTGAAAAGCAGATTCTTCTATCACGCCCACGGATCAACCACGTTCTTTTGGCTGATCTCTGTTGGGTCACGGTCAATCAGACTCCAAATGCCGCCACCCTTTTCGCCTGCACAATATTGATACAGCTTGCGTCCACGTTCAGTGAATGTCCCATCAGGACGCTTCATCAAAGTCTCTGCTGTGCGAGGGTCATTCCAGGTATATTTTTCAGGCACACGCTGGCCAAACTTATTAAGACGCTCACCCACAGCCATTTGATAGACAGGGCCAACAATTTGAAAAGTCAAAGTGCCGTTATCGTATTTGCGAAAATCAATGGCAACTTTTTCATCAGACTGGGGGTTAGTCGGATGGGGCATATTGGTTGCGCCAAAGTAATGAATTTGAGAATCAATATTGGGCAAATCAGTAGGCCGTTCAGGAAGAGGACCAAGATCGTCTTCAGGAATAAGTTCTTTTCGGTCAATGTACGGATTTACATCCGTCATGTAATCAACAGGAATTTTCTTGCCTTCAAGAGCGTTTTTAGCGACTTGATATTGATCTTCTTTTGGCTTACCAATAAGGTCTAACGCAATTTGTGTCTTGTCGTACACAAACTGCGCTAGTTCTTTAGCTGTTGGAAGATCCAGTTTTAATGCTTCAATGTCATACGTTGCCATGCTATTCCTAAGTTATACAGCGTCTGCTGCGGGTTCTTGTTTCACAACTTCTGCTGCGGGTTCTACTTCAGCAGGTTCTGCTGCTGGGTATTCATCGCCAATTTGTGGCTTGTGTTTTGCCACATAAGCAAAATCAATTCCAATTTCAGTGCCATCAGCAGCCACAACAAAAATGCTGCCTGCCTCATCACGCTTGAAGTCTACGATTTTCATGTTAAACCTTTGAGGGAAGTTTAGGTGTGGTGAATTTCTTGCCATTCACATTGTTCAAATGCGGGTCAGACAAAGGATTCTGATTGAATGTCTTGCCAACAGCAGTAGCCAGCATTGCTGAACGCTTATGGCTACCAGCAAAAGCGTCAAGCTTCTTGTTGATACCTTTGGTCAGGCCAGCAGTCATTGCTTTGCCGCCAGAAATAACTTTACCGTATGCAGACATAAATTACCCCAGGTGGTTTTTAACGGACTTGCTCATGTATGCGTCATTGTTTGGCGTCTTGTCATAGCACTTAGGAGTGCTGACAGAAACTTTGTTGCCAATAGGAAACACATTGCCACCAGCTTTAGGAGCGCCTTGTTGACCCTTAGGGCCAGACACGCCATGAAATGGGCCGGTCACATTGGTAGCGCCACCCTTTTTGCTGGGAATATCTTTAGAAACATTACCCTTGCGATTAGGCGCTTGGGCAAATTGGAAATTGGTAGTCATTTTTTACCTTTCGTTTTGCGCTCACCTTTTTCAGAGGCCTCACGCTTCTCAGAATATGCAATTGCAACTGCTTGCTTTTGCGGCTTACCAGCTTTCATCTCAGCTTTGATGTTTGATTTAAACGCTTTGGCTGATGTGGATTTCTTCAGGGGCATTTTATACCTTTCTAAGAGCTTGCAGGAAATCATCCAAGGCATCATCAGCAGACACCTCTTCCTCTTTGTTCACGTTATTAACGTGTTCAATAGAAATTATAGGGGCTCTTGAGGATTCAAAGGGAGCTAATTTATCAGCAATCTTAGCCTTGTCCTTGATGTCTAGCTCATCAGACTGCATAGCATCAATCAAGACCTCCATAGCGGTCTTCAGTGGGGACAAGCCCTTGGCGGCACGTTCATCGTTTAGCTTGTTAAACAAAGCGCCGTATTCGGTTACTCGGTTGACAATAGATTTAGGCCGACCAGCTACATTGGCAATAGGTTCAGGCCGAGGCTCTTTTGGTGGTTGCTGACCAGTAACAATATTAAGTGCTTTCTTTTCAGCCTTCTTCATCTGATAATACTGACGCTTTTGTTCTTTTAATTCGTCACTAGAAACATGACTGCCTTCAGGCCGAATATTTCCGTGAATTAAATCATCTGGATGTGGTAGTTTCATATTAATCCCTTAATAGCATTCTCTGTTCTGATCCAGGCATAAGAGCCATTAACAGTAAACCCACGTTTCTGATGTATTCTCATAAACGCATTATGTTCTGTTCTGATACTGGTTGAGCAGATAACCGGAATACCCCAAGTGCTTGCCCACAATATATGCTGGTCAATCATCTCATTTAAAAGACGTACACGCATACGAGGAGAAAGAGACAGGTCAACATGATGGAATTTAGCATTGCTGATTTCTTCATTAGCATAAGTCGTATATCCACCACGGTCAAACCAACAGTACCCCAATAGCTTTTGTGTATCACGGGCAATATCATATTCCCTGCAAACCGCAAGGAACTCTCTTCCCTTGTCAAACAGCTGAACAGTAGAAGCAATGGTCACGTTCTTACGGAACACTGCTTTGTCTCTCGTCAGTATGCCATCAGCCTCTGTACCAAACACACTGTCAGCCATCTCTACTATTTCATCCACATCATGCAGTGGGTGTGCCAATGTCCATTCCATACATTCTCCTTGCAATGCGCGAATTGTAGCAACCAAAAAAGTTTTAGGGAAAAAATTTTATACAGGACTGCGAGTACTACATTTCTGTAGGCAGATTCTTTGTATAACCCCGTGTATTCTGGCACTTACAAGCCTTTTTACAGGTCTTTGTAATACTACTGTTCTAGTCTTTGTGCTGGATTAGTTATAGGGGGAAAAGTTTTTAAATAAAATTTGGGAATGGGTGACCGGGCCCCCTAACCTCACCCTGGATCCAGCCCTACCCTCTAGGGGGGTACAACGCATTTAAACGGCTTTCTAGGGGGGTTTAAGGTATAGCTAGGGGGGTAGTAGCCTTGCAAGTATTTATTGCGTCATAGAGGCTTTGTGATTGTCTGGTGATGGGGGCCCGGTCATTTTTGGTTTTTCTCTGAAGATGAATGATTAGAATCACGGCGATGGAAAGCCTATAAGCAATTGTGTCTCTCTCTATGTTCTCTCTCTGTAGAAAGGCATAGACTGGCCTTGGGTTTAACCTTGTTTTTTCTTTTCATATGCGCACCAGAGTCAGATTCCCATGCGCCTGGCATCATAGTTTTTGGCTATCAATTAGGTCAAACCAATAGAATATCTTGATTACACTTGATTAGAATTAGATAGTTCTAAGGGTTAACGATATAAGGGTTTTGGAGCTATCAATAGAATCAACAACTTACGAGAGTTGGCATGATTCTTCCCTGCTATATATGTGTAAGGCACAGTTTTTGGGCCTTGCATTGTCAACATTCAATAGGAAACCAACATGACAAAAACTCAATACAGGATGCACCTGCGAAGCATAAAAGACAACGGGTTGCAATACACAATAGACCATGTAGACAAGATGACCGGATACAAGCTCGCCAAGCTCGATATTTTGGCCAACCAACCCGATCTATTGGCTTGGCGCGTTAAGTGGCTTGCAAGCCCCGATACAAGCCCCAAAAACATCATCAAATTAACTTCCCCAATTTTGTGAGGCCAACCATGCTTACACAAGATCAACTCAACACAATCGGCGGCGATTCTGTATTTGAATTTGAAGCCACTGTCGGTATCGGTAACGAACCCGTGATTGTGCGCCTAGCATACGAATACGATGCATCAGGCATTTATAATGAAACAATCGATACTATCCGCACCGAATCGGGTTTTCCGATTATGGATTATTTAGACGAATCGGTAATTGATGATTTATGCATACTGGGTTGCAAACTGTTAAACGAAAAAGAGGTTTATTAATATGAAATACTTTATCCGTGACTTAATCCATGCGATTATCTTTGCATTAACTATTGGCTCACCAATGATTATATATATGATTTATTATATGTAAATCATAGACTGTAAACCCTTAGTGATAGGGGTTTATGGCCTAGTATTTACTAGGGTTTAATAATTCACGAAATGGAAATAATATGCAAAATCCTTACAAAATCATCCTCAAATCATTGGGTTTACAGTATCGCCCTATATTGGGAGAGTCATCAACCAAAACAATCAAGGGCGAGAAGATAGGTTATCTCACTGGTATCGTTTACCTTGTGCCTGATGAAAATCTATGCCCTCTAGCCCTCCTTGCGGGTTGTTTCCATGGTTGTTTGAATAGCGCGGGTCGTGGTGCTTTCAATAGCGTTCAAAAAGCCCGTAAGGCTAAAACCCAATTCTTTTATGATCACCAGTTAGCCTTTTTATTGTCTTTATGCGCCGATACATGGGCGATTGAACGTAAGGCTAAGCGCTTGGGTTTTAAGCCTCTTGTGCGTCCTAATGGCACTAGTGATATCCCTTTTGAGAATTTGATCATATGGGAGGGGAAAAACCTTTTTCAGTTATTCCCTGATGTTCAGTTTTACGACTATACAAAACATCCCTCACGTTCACTAGAGGGCAAAACATTGGGCAACTATGATTTGACCTACTCGTTTAGCGCCATCACGCCTAAGCCCATCAGTATCAAGGGTTTAACCAATCGCAACAATTCTCGCGTGGCTGTCGTATTCCAAAAACAAGCCGATATCCCTGAATCGTTTAGGGGTTGGGATGTCATAGATGGAGACAATACAGACGTTAGGCATATTGAGCCAAAAAATGTAGTTGTAGCCTTGTATGCAAAAGGTAAAGCAAAACACGATACAAGCGGATTTACTCAAATACAAGGGATTCACTACTAAAAAGCAAAACCTAATCTAACCCGCTATTGAGCGGGTTTTTTGCCTTGTTTTTTTCTTCGCGATAGCGTGGGCATAGGCGCGTCAATTTATAGCCGATAGGGCTAGGCATTGATACGTCTATTGATAGCGTAGAGGCTAGGCATTGGCGTGGGCGATAGCGTGGGCGTGAACATGGCATTGGTTAGCCGATAGCGTAGGCGCAGCATGGGCGATAGCGTGGGAAATCCATTGAAGGGCATTTATAGGGCTTTTAAAGGCTTTTTATGGGTTTTGGCTATGCTGATATGTCTTTTGACGTTCATTGATTGTGTGCGATTCTATGCAATGTTGCGGAAAAACAACTGTATGAAAACACAATGTTGCGAAAAAACCACTGGGTGGAAACACATGAGAACTAGGGTAAACCCTATGTAATACCTTCTGAGGGGGGTAAAAATGGGCAAAATCCCCCACCAGGAAAGACCCCCCCCGGTCAAGAAAAATGACCCCCATATTAAAAATGACCCACCCTCAAGAATTTAGCCAGACCTTTTTAAAACTTTGACCTTTTTTTTGGAAGCAACAATATGGTTTGGCTGTTTGAAAATGGGTAGGGGGGCATAAAAAAAGCCTCCCGAAAGAGGCTGTTAAGGAGACACACTATGAATCAGGAAAGAAATCTTAGGCGATAAAGTGTACTGTCAATTTGATCGCCAATGCTGTCCAGCAGGTTCTGAATCTCACTGTCTGGTGGCATTACATCTCTGTTCTCCACAAAGTACTCGCGCAGTTCCTTCAGCTCTGTAAGGCCATTCTCTGCTGGTGGGTAGTAGTCTGCTGGGAATTGGATGATCTCGCCTGTAACGCCTTGTGTGGCCTCTACCAGGGCATCAATCAGTTCAGGCAGTTCAGTGTAGAACTCACCCAAAGCCATGTGTTGGGCAAATGACTTGGTTTGCCAATGCAAAATGTGAGCGTTAGTTGCTGCGTGTAACAGCGTAAGAATGAATTCACCCATGATTGGCTCCTTTAGCGTGATTGTAGGCCATCTAGCAGGCGCTGGATAGTGATGTTGAGGGCATCCATTTCATCCATCTTCTTGAGTGCCCACATACGCTTTTGACCATGCCAACCCATCAATGCACCTTGATGGCAGGACTTGCACAAGGCTACACAAGTGTATTGCCTGTGCTGCTTAACGTGGTGGGCATCGCTTGGCCCTGGCTCATCACATATTGAACAAGGTAGTTCTTTGACTAACCCTAAATGCAGCCTCTCACGGGCGTTTAGTTTGTTATTCATCCCAAGTTACGCATTTCAGCGCGTTTAGAGTATTCCTGGACCTTGTAGACCTCAATCCTGGCTACAGCAGCCTTCATCATCCACAGCAGATTCTCTTCTATCTCTGTTGCTTCTTTAAGGGCTACCAGTTGGGCTTTGTAGTTGGGGTGGGCATAGGCATAGGCTTCTTTGTTACCCAGCGTTCCCTCTTCTTGGTTCATCAGTTCAGACTTCACTACCCGTAGATTGTTTTCTACAAATGTTCTGTCTGCTTTTGCTTTAGCAAATACACCAGCGTTTTGTGTGATGTAGTTGATTGCTTTATTAGGATCAATTTCCATTGCTTTTCCTTGAATAACTTACATAAGCTGGCGTTGCTTTGTTTTCTGTACCGCATTGGTGACTAGTGGCGTCCCTCAACACAGGGAAAGCCCATTTACAGTTAGTACAGACCCAGTATGGTCGGTTACCAGGTGCGTATTTCTTTTGCTCAATCATTCTTGTCCTTTAAATTTCAATCCATGTACAGCCATTTCATATTTGAGAGCTTGCAATCCCTTAACACCTAGATTTGGGATTTTTCTTATTTGATGTTCAGTCCAATTAAGAAGATCTTGTTTCATCAAAATATCCTCTGAAATTAAACAACGGTGGTATCTGACTGGCAGATCTAACTCATGCAAATCAGATGCTTTATGTCGATGTTGAGTCTCTTGTTCTTTTTGCCACTCTTGCAAGATGCGGTCACGATGTTCAAGCATTTCTGCTGCCATACGATATGAAGATTGAGCCATCGCAAATGGGTTTGTAATTCCCATATTTTCAATCTGAGCTTTCATTGCGTTTACCGCAAAGTGGTCCAACATTTCTGTTCTAGTCATTGCATTACCTATATTTGTTCATTGATTAAATTGTTTAGACCAGTTTCCCAATCTCCATTACCCATGTCTGCCAAGATCTGACACTGCACATTAGTCATGTTTAACCTAGCCAAGTGGGTATATTCTTTTGGCTTTTTCTTTCCTGCTCCCTCTCTCTTACCTCCCCACTGTCCTACTGGCTTACCAGTACGGGCTTCTTTTAACTTCCTTCGGTGTTCACGCTCATACATCACCAACCAATCTGGCTTTGTGTAAACAAATGGATCTTCTATTTCGCTCATGCTGTCTCCACAATCGCTCTTGCCTGCTTGTTTTTTACCCTGGTCAACACATAATCAATGGCTTGCTCCATCTGGCGCACAGTGCAATCATCCAATTGCTGGTTATGCACAGACATAGCCAACTTTACAGCAGCCATCTCATTAGCGTTAAATACAAAACTACCCAACTTCAAGCCTCTGCGAGACATGGTAAAAATGGCGTCTTGTGCTGCTCTGATCTCTTGTGCCCAATCCTCACCAAGTGCTGAGTTAATGTGATACAAGGCTTCAGAAATGTTAAATGCTGCAATGAGTACATCTATGTGGTCACGGTTTGCTTGGCCCTTTAAAACAGCCTCTAAAGCCTCATGGTTCTTTAGTTTAAGCTCTACACCAGCAGAAGGTAGGCTACCAACTTTTTGGAAGCCAGCAGATACCCATGTCAGGTTATCCAATCGCACACCTTTGGGTTTGTATTTACTTTTCTTCCGCATTGAGTGCTGCCCATTCTTCGTCAGTAATCAAAGGGATTTGAGATGTTTCTCTTTCTTTTTGTAACGCATATTCAACAGCCATTTTTCGTGCAATGGCTTGAGTTTCAATGCGGTTAAATTCAGAATCTTCAGTGTTCATTTTTGCTCCTTAGTTTGGCAATCTGGTCATCCCATCGGAGGCCGTTCATGTGTTTCCAACTTTCTAACTTGTCGGCAATGAACTTCTGATTGCCTTTGAAAAGACGTGTGTTCATCGCCATGCTTGCGACAACCTCCATATCCACTGCGTGCTTGCGCACTTCTTCAGCGTGTCGCACTACACCACCAACTGCCGCACTGATGATAGCGTGCATCATTACGGGGTCTTTAGCACGGGTCGCTACCTCAGATAAAAACTTAATATCTTCTTCGTTCATGTGTTCTTCTCCTTTAATTTGGCTTCAGTAATGGCAACCAACTTTTTAAAACCACCGCCTTTACCCGCTTCATAGTCCCATTGCCGCAGCACAGTTTCAATCTCAGATGGTGTCAGCCCTACCCATGTGCGCTGTGGTGGGGTGGTGTATACAGGCACACGGTCTTCGCCAGCAGTCTTGTAAATAGTGCCGCAACCAACTGAATCAAAATGCTCACGCACCTCGTTAATCTTTACCCATCCTTCTACGGCATTCCAATATTCAAGCGGCTCCTGCTGCGGCTGTGCTAGTGCTTCTTGCCATGTCTGTACTTGTGCGTCATCCAAAGACAAGCCGCGCATCTTTGCAAAGTCTTTGATTGCATCCACTGCTGGTGATGCGTCATCAACGGACGACAACATGATGCGCTTAGGGCGCGATGTAAGCCAACCCATAAAGTCAAACAATGCGCCAGCAATGATTAAATTGTTCATCATTCTTCCCCCTCAAAGTTCTCAATGTGCGTTTGCAAGTCAACGATGCGGGCTGTTTGGTGCTCTAGCATTGCTTCCAAATCCTCAATGCGCTTTGCCATGCGTTGCATCTCCTCAACTAGCACGGCCTCGGTGTTGTAGTCGGGTTTGTAAGAAGCTCTCCAACTTTTGACCTCTGCTAACGCTTCTTCAAAGTCATAAGGTAATCTTGAAAATGTCATGTGTTCTCCTTAATGCCGTGGGCGGCTTCAATGGCGTTAACAACTTTCCTCCACCCAAGTGGGATGCGTACAGCCAAATCGCCAAGCTCACGTAGAAAAATCTCCTTGATCTCATCATCGGTCAGCGGGTTGCGCTGTAATCCTAATTTACAAATACCGCACATACATTCCACGGACTTTTCTAGTGCGTCTGCAGCTTCAAGTAACAGCAAATGGTCAGGGCTGGTTCCATCACCCAATCGTAAGCGTTCAATTAAATCAAGTGTCATGTTGTTCCCTTTGCCCTGATTGCTTCTGCCGCTGATTCAAGTGCTGCGCTGCGTATGTCCTGTGTGCGCTGCGCCATCCGATCACACACCTTTGCGCACGCCTCACGCTCTTCAGCAATAGCGTCAGCACGCACCATTGCTGCAAAGGTTTCAAACGCTTTTGCGCGGTCATCAAACCACGCACCTACTACCCATCTCTCACCAGCTTCGGCCCACGCTTCACGCGCCATCTCCATGATTGTTCGTTTACGCCAGCCCGGTGATGTTTGGTTCATGTTGTGGTCGCCGCTCATAACGCATCCACCCATTCCCATCCAAGGCACAAGCGCATCATTGTGCGATGCAGCCATATTGGTTTTTTCCTTAGGTTGATAAGAAGGCCCGTTGGCCCACCAAGGAGATAGCCACCATCACATTTAAGATTTATTTCTGTAAATAAATAGCTCATGCTGTCATTCCAAGTGGGTAAGGGGGCCAAGGCCAGTTCTCGGGCCAGTTATTTTTGTCCACGGTTGCTCCATTCACGGCAAAAAGCCTTTTGTTTGCTGTTCAAATCGGGACTGAATGATGCAATTGAGCATTCGGGATGATTGTGGAAGACCTCATGTGCTGGTGGAGCAAATAGGACAAAGATGGTCACGCAGTTGGCAACCATCCCAAAAACAAGTAGTGGGATCCAAGTAGTCATTTCTTTACCACCCAAAACGCACGTTCTTCCAAGAACTTTTGCTCTGCTTCATAGTCCTCACACCAGTTTTCATACTCTTGGCGGCAAATGTTGCATTCGCAACCCCAATGAATATTGTCAGGATCAATCAATGTTCCATCATCGTTGTAACTACGTTCCATTTCAGACTCCATTTGTTAGTTGAGCCTCAACTGTAATCAAGTTAAATTCACTTGAATATAGGGACAAACCCTTAGTTCAGCTCTTCTTTTACAAGTACTTCAACCATGCCGATAGTGCCGTAGCACTTTGTGCCGTGCAGGCTGACCACCTGGGTGTCATCGTCATAAACAATGCCGTTCATGCTGTCCAAGAACGCTTTGATGATGTTGTCGATGTCTGGTTTCTTGCATGGCCTCTCAGAACCGTCTAAACAGGCCGCAAAGCGCTTTTTAGAGTAAGACTGAGGGATTGGTACTGTGATGTAGATATAGGCCGCTACAGGCGTTTTTAGCGGCTCGGAAGATCCCATTGCTTGACGGGCGGCTTCTGCTATCAAAGTTTCGTAATCGCGTGTTTTTGTGGGTGTGTATGCAGAGACAAAGTTGCCACGCCTAGCAAACTTGGGTCTTCCCTTGCCGATAGGAGTGCCCTCTAAAGTGAAAAATACTTGAAAGGTCATTCCATCTCTCCGTCTCTCATTAAATTCATGTAGTGTTTCACCCGTTCAACAGAGCCTTTGGAGTATCGGCGTTCAATGAACTCTATGCGCTCACGGGTAAAAATGCGGGTTTTTGTGCTTTCCCAAGTGCGATACAACTCTCTAGCCAAAGCACGTTCAAGCTGGTTCCTGTCCCCTGAGTTGTCCAGTACTTTGCGTGAGTAACTCATCAATATCTCCTGTCATCATCAAAGCCCGTTCTATAACCATTCGAGGGTAAGCAACCCCTTCTTTTACTTTATCCAATATCTTCACCGCTAGTTCGTATGTCATGCTGGAATTCTCAAGTGTGTTATTACTCATTAGTGAATGGAAGAGCAAAGCACAGCCTTACCGTGTTCAAAAACAACAGTTCGCTCTGTGCTGCTTGCATTACTCATCAGAGTTATGTCTTCGCATTCGCACTGGACAGACTTAAAGCCCTTTCAGACTTACCACCGGGTTCTATCCTTGGCCCACCTTCCCCGCTTTGGCTTGCTCGTGTAACGGGGTTAATTTAAAACACTACCACTGACGTACCGCATAGTGTCCGAGTGGTCGTAACAAACAAAAAAGCCGCTTAACTAAGTACCTTGGTTGCACCCCTAGAAGGCTAGGGCAAGATACTTAAATAAGCGGCTAAACTTGTTGTGTGCAACGACAACGGTTTAAATTCTACACAGGTTTTCGCATCTCTGCCAATCTTTTTTTGATGGCATCAGGAATTGGTGCAGCCTTACCCCAATCTTGTTGTATTTTTACAAGGGCAGGATCGGCTTGTTTCAACCTCTCAACCCCAAAACCCTCAGGAATCTCTGCACCGTCCCATCTCTGTTGGTTAAGGTAGACCAATGGCGCAGGGATGAAAGCTCCGTCTGACTTGCGCCAAGCGTCTGTAGTACACATCCAGGTCGTGTGCTTGATGATCTGGTCTGCACAACCATCATAAAGACCCTTTTTCCACCTTGCCAAGCAGACAGACTTACCACCCTTGCGAACAGACCTGGGCCATGCTGACCAGAATTTCTCAAATAAATCGCTCATTTTGATTCCTTCATTGGACAAACCGAAAATTCACATTGACTATGCAACTCAGGAGTTGTACTGCCACACCGCGAACAGTGTTTAGCATCTTTTATCTGGGAGACATAATTTGATTTCTTGCCAAAGATGGCGTCATAGTTGTTGCTGAACGTATCGTGATCGACCTCAAAAGGTCTGGGTGAACTGCCCTTAGACATTACAAATCCTTTGCTAATTTGGCTCTTGAATAGGTGTTCATCTGCTTTGGAGCAAGGTCTTTGACATGAGCGTGTTGCTTCATGTAACCCTTCTCCTTTTTGGTAAACAGGGTGAAGGGCTTGGATTGCCAATCAAATGCACTTGGGTTCGTAGATTTCATGGATAGGTTTCAACTTTCTTTGGGAGGCAATTTCAAGGGCAGTCGCCAAGACAGCAATTATGGCGGCATCGAGGTCGTAAGGGTTGATGTACGGTTGCAGTTGTTCAACAGCTTCCGCAACAAGCTCCCAGGCGATGTTGGCTTCAAGTTCTAGGTGGTTCATGCCATAAGCCTAGCACCAAATAAAGTTAAAGATAGTAGGGTAAACACCTATGTTTTTCTTTAAAAAAGCCGTTTACATTTGATCTCACTGCAACAACGCAGTAACTAAAGGAACACAAATGAACATCTCAATACACCGTGTTAAAAAAATCACACAATTCAACAACCCCATCACAAGAGATGATGGAACAGTCTTCTTTGTAAAGACTTTGCGCGTAGAAGACAACGACACTTGGTACGAAATCACCTTGGTTTCTGATGACAAAGAAAGCTTGGAGATCAAATGAACACCCAAGCCCTCTCAATGGCCCGTAGGCTCTTTCAAATCAAGGATGTGCCCACACATACCCAGAGACACAATATTCGCTCTTGGGTACGCTCTGTGCGATACCTGGGCAACAAGTGGTTGATTGCCAACCCACAGGAAAAGAAATGAGCCAAGAAGCTTTTTATTACCAAGTCCAAATGCAAGAGGAATATGAAATGTCAAAAATTAAAGAATTTGCTCAAGAAATGCGTGAAGAATTCATGGCATCAGAACAAGAATACTGCGTGTATTGCGGTGAAGAGAAATCAGAGAAATACGACTGCTGTGGTGAGAACCACTATGTTGCATTCGCTGATCTGTTTGAGGACGTTCAAAACGTCATCCTTGATGCTGAAATTAAACAATATGAAAAGGCCACAAAGTGAAAACCAAAAAACAAATTATTGACAGGCTTCAGATCCTTGAAGGCATCACATTACAGATGTATCGCCTCCTTGATAGCCTTGAGAAATCAGGCAACATTGATGGGCAAATAGCCCCCCTTGTTGAAATGGCAATGAAAGAATACATGAACTACATCACGGAGGAATTATGAGCTTTTTCACCAACATCTTTAGCGGCAAGACCTATACGGAAATGGGCAACACCATCATCAATGAAGACGGCAAGAGCTTCATCAAGGCAGGATCTACTTGGATTGGCGATGATGGTGAGTACATCCAGCGCCAAGGACAGCACTTAGTAAACATCAACACTGGCACATCAGACGCTTGAGGTGACCCATTTGAGGATCAAAATGAGCATTGAACAACTCCTAAAGACAAACGTCAACGAGCATACAGAAAAGAAGGCAAACCTTACCTATTGATTGATGCTACAATTGCGCAACGGCCTAGTGCTACTAACACTAAGCCGTTACTTCTCAAAACATTGCTTAAAAGGAGCAACAGCATGAGCAAACGCATTTTAGTGGATCACTTAATTGGTGATTGGAAGCAGCACCCAAAACACAAACAATATTTTTTTTCCAGTGATGGAAAAGCAGTCAAGAAAATAAAAAATAAGTTTTTAGTTTTGAGGGGTGTCCCAGTTGGTCGATATAAGGCAATTAGTTTTGCAAATGGCACTGGAGTTTACAAGCGCGAATATCTTCATAGGATTATTTGTTTCTTGTTCAATGGAAAGCCAAAGAAGGGTCAAAATCATTGTAGGCATTTAGATTGCAATTCAAAAAATAACCATTCATCAAATTTGGCTTGGGGAACTGCAAAAGACAATATTCATGACGGAATAAGAAATGGAAAACTTTTAAAAGGAGAATCCAACCCAATGTCTAAATTAACTTTAGAGCAGGTCAAGGAAATAAGACGCATACGAGAAACTACAAATTTGACGTATCAAGAAATTGGAGAACAATTTGGAGTTGCAAGAATGACCATATGCAGAGCAATAAATAAGGAAACATGGAAATGAACATCAATGATCTTTTAAAACTTAACGTCAATAACCATGTTGAGAAGAAAGCGAACCTTTCTTATCTGTCATGGGCTTGGGCATGGGCAGAGGCTTTGAAGGCCGATCCAGCAGCTAAGTTCATTGTGCAGACATTTGACGAGTGTGGCCCCAACGGTTCAAAGCGCACAGTGCCTTATATGGGCATTAACGGCTCTGCAATGGTTTGGGTGACAGTTACTATGTTTGGCAAGCAAATGACCTGTCAGCTGCCCGTTATGGACCACCGCAACAAGGCAATCCCAGACCCTGATGCGTTTCAAGTCAACACTGCCATCATGCGCTGTATGACCAAGGCGCTTGGCCTGCACGGTCTGGGGTTGTACATCTATGCGGGTGAAGACTTGCCTGAAGAAGGTGATGTAACCAAGAAAGGCCCCGCCCCCGTAATTTCTCCAAGGGGTGGTATTGGTGATGACCTGCCAAATGAAATTAAGGAGTTCCTGCAAGATTTAGGAGGCTCCGTAACCGAGTTGGTTAAGAATGGTAAAGCTGTTGAAGCTCTTGCCATGATTGACGAACAACAACTGGAGGCAGACCAAAAGGTCTATCTCTCTAATCAAATGGATGCGCCAACACGCTCCGCACTTAAAAAGGCAAAAAATGGCTGATTTCGACAATAATAATCGCGGGTCCCTCTTTAAAAACGATAAAAAGTTGGAGGACAAGCACCCCGATATGAACGGCTCAATCAATATTGACGGTACTGAATATTGGATTAGTGGATGGAAAAAGGTTAGCAAAGCAGGATCAGGCTTCATTAGCCTGTCAGTTCGGCCTAAAGCAGAACAAACCCGTCAGTCTAGCGAGCCTACTAAAAAAGCTAAAGAAGATGACTGGGCAGACTTCTAAATGGAAGAGCTGATTCCACTATTGCTTATAGCGTGGGTCTTTGCAGCTTGGATGACTCACATTGTTGTATGCCTACAGACAGCCTCTTGGGGCTTTCTGGTGGCAGGTGCATTGCTATTTCCTATTGCTTGGATTCACGGTACAGGCATTTGGATTGGCATCTTTTAATTAAATGGAATAGAAACATGAACTTCAATCAAATCATTCAACATATGTTTCCCCGCTCTCGCAATGAAGACCCTATTACCAGTTATGAGGCGGCAGACTCTGCTACCTTTGCTGGTGAACACTACGACATTATCTTGGGGTGCTTAACAAAGTATGGCCCCCAAGGTAAAGACGGTATTGCCAACAAGACAAACCTTGATGGTAACCAAGTAGCCAGACGCCTTTCCGAAATGGAAAAGTTAGATTTCATAGAAACAACAGGCCAGACTGTTAAATCAAATGCCGGACGCTCTGAGCGCGAATGGCGACTTAAGGAAAAATACAATGCCTAAAACTCTTACCCTGTCCACCGATCTGGTCAACGCTGTTCTGCAATACCTGGGAACTCGTCCATTTCAAGAAGTCGCTCAATTGATTAACGGTCTTCAATCGGAAGCTGGTCCACAAGTGCAAGCAGCCAAAGAAGAAATTACGGATGTAGTTCAATGAGTTTTGCCGACTTTGAGATGAAGGTCATCCAATGGGGAGAGGCTAGGGGAATTGTGCAAAACAGCACCCCTGCTGCTCAAGCCAAAAAGACCCTTGAGGAACTTGACGAGCTGTATGCAGCCATCAGAGACAACGACCGCGCCGCAATGATTGATGCCTATGGCGATATTCTTGTGACGCTGATTATGGGATGCGCTTGCGCTGACCTTGATCTGGTTGATTGCCTAGATCATGCATACAATGAAATCAAGGACCGCAAGGGCTATCTAACCCCTGAAGGCATCTTCGTTAAGCAGTAAGAACCGCCAAGGCCATACGGGTATGTTCTTCACGTTCAGCAAGGCCAATATAGCCGCCGTTGATACGTTTGGTAATGCTCTTATGGTCTTGGACATCTGCCAAAGCATTCAGGCCATGTGTTGACCAGAAGAACCCAGCAGTCAATGCAGCGTATTTAGGACTTGATACAACATCAGGGTCCATCACAAAATCATAGCCAAGACTTTGCCCAGCATGGTAATAGTTTGCGTGTCCTGTAGTCTGAATACAGCCACGCCCCCTAAAACGATATCCATCTCCTGAAGCTTCATCACGGTTACCCATGCGATTGGCGTAAACCATGTTTGCAATCTTCTGTGGGTTGCCTGCGTATTGGTTGGCAATCTCAAGAGTAGGGAAGCGCTTGGACCACAGCTTCATCAGCGTGGCTGCCTTGTAGTTTAGGTTTTCAGAAAGAATCCGAAAATTTCCACATTCATGCCCACATTGCCCGATAAACGCAGCTTGCCGATTAGAGTTAGAGATGTCAAAACGAGCAAAAGTCTCGTTCATTGGATCAACCCACTTAGGGTCGATCTTCAGCTTGGTCAGTTGTTCAGCGGTTACCATTTAATTGGCTCCTTACGGCTTCATAGGCATCTATACAGGCATTGAGTTGGGCAGTGTTCTTGTCGCCTTGGGCAACTATTTCTGCGATTGCTGCAAGGGTTGCTCTATCGTCAGCAGTTTGGTCAGCCTGTCCAGCAGATTTACTTCCTGTTTCTGGGCTATTTGAGGCGGCAACGGTGGTACTTGCGGTGGTTTGTACACAACTGCTGGAGGGGAAGCGCACCCTGCCAGCACGAATAGCACGGTCAAGGTCAGTAGATTTCTTGTCAAGAACATTGTTAGCCTCCAAAAGTTTAGATGATGTGTCGTTGATTTGCTGGTTAAGAGCCTGCTCCTTAGCCCGAGACTCCTCATTCTTCTTGGCTATCTCTACCTGCATTTCCATGTCGCGCTGAACCCAGCCTTTGTGGTGACCAAAGAAATAGATTGAAATAGCCGCTACAAGGGCCGCAAGGATTAAGTAGACCTTGGGTATGCCGAACATCATTCAGCCTCTTTACGGGCTAATGCAAGGGCTTCACGGTCACTGTCTGGCTCTTGCAAGGTTGCTGGAGTGGTTGGCGGTGGTGGAGGCGTCCAAGATTCATCCAAAGCAGGATTTTGGAAGTTCATCCAATTAAAGCCTTGAGATGTCGGGTTTAAGTTTACAACTGGAGAAGATGGGTTTACAACTGGCGCAGATGAGTTTACAACCGGAGGTGGTACAACAGCATTGGCAACAGCGCCAACACCTTTCTTGCCGATCACCCCACCAATGCCGCCAACAATTAGCAAAACAATATCGTTAAGCATCTTGGTGTAGGCCATGTCAATAGGAGCCATTGACTTAATTGGCTGAGTCACAAAGGTGACAGAATAAAGCAAAGCAACAACAATAAAGCAAAGAATGCAGGTCACTGCGACCACCACAAAGCCCCAAATTCTGACTTCAAGGTCTTCTACGGACAGCTTATGGTGCTTTTGGTGGCTCAATTTGCTTCTCCAAGATGGGTGCTACAAGATATTCAGGGCAGGTTTGCGTGAATAAGCACTTTGGCTTTTGGCATTCAGCATCAGTGAAGTGATCTGGGTCTTGGCAGGTATATCGGTATCTGTCTTGGCAAGCAGCAAGACAACCAACTCCAAGCAACATAGCAAAAAAGATATATTTCATTGCAATCCTAAAAAGGCAAATAACTCAATGCTTTATTCATTGCTCTAGCAGCCAATGGCTCTGGCAAAGCCTTAACAAAATCTAAAAACCACCAAACGCATAGGATATAACAAGCAACTTTAAACCATTGCTGAAAGCCTTTGATGATTACATTCAACATCACGAACAGCCATATTTATTACAGTGCAAATAAAAATAGATGCCGCCCCAAAAAATTAGGCCAACCAAAACCAAACTAACAACGGTCAACAAAATAGCATCAATAGTTTCTTTTGTTTCGCGTTTCTTTTTGGCAATAGCTATGCGCTCTACTCTTGCATGTTCAAGGGCATCAGCTTCCATCTTGGCTGCACGGGCTTTAATCTTTGTCCACACATCCATTTTGTTGGCAGAAAAGAAAAGACCCTTAAGTTGCTCTTCAAACTCACGAGCTTGTTCAAGAGCCATCTCTAGCTCTAAAGCTTTGCCCATAGCAGAGCCTTTAAAGCCGCCAGCTTTGGCTGTTTGCACAACCTGAATAGCCGTAACCTTGGCATCAAAGTATTTGCCCAGAACAGGGCCTAGTGAACTGATGTCACTTGCTGTCTGTGAGGCTTTTTTGACGAGCTTGATTGCAGATTGAACGGCATCTAGCGCAGCGAATGGGTCGATTGGTATCATTTATCTACCTTTGCATCTAGTTTGTCAAAGATCTTTCCCAGCATCTCTTTGATCTCACGAATGTCATCCCGGTTGTCATCACGGGTAACGTAAGTTTTGGGAAGCTCTTCACGCAGTTTAGCCAAGTCAGATTTCAGTTCTTTGACAGCAGACCACATTTCACGGGCAAACCAGCCAACAACAGTAAAGCCAAGACCAGCAACAGAATTAATTAACGATTGATATTCCATGATTTACTTATAGTATTGTGAAAAAGCTGGAGGAACAGCGCCTAAACGTGGTTTATTAACTGACGGCGGTTGAGATTTTTGTTGAGGAACATAAGATAAAAGATGTTCAGCACCAGATAACCCACCCATTGTTGCAACATCAGCAGCCATATGAGCAGCGCCAGCCCATCCACCTTCTTTGTATGCTTTATTAATATCTCTAACAGACAACATTTGACTAATGCCAGGAATAGCATAACCAATAGCTTCAGCAGCAGCTTTGGCATCTCCTTGTTGTGCGGCACTAGCTAAGTTTGGCAAGGCAACTAAAGCGCCAGCACCTAAACCACCAACAACTACTTTTTTATATCCTTTAGTTGTTCTCTCTGTAATTCCAGGTGTAATTTCAGCAGGCGGCAAACCAGCAAGTTTTGCTTCTTCTCTAGTTGCGCGACCTAATTCACGATTAATTGTTTTGGCTTCTTCCCTTGCAATTTCATTTGAAGCTGGAAAGTTTCTAACGGTATAAGCTTCTTTGTATGCTTTTGGTCCAAGATCTTGACGCAAAGGATCAATAAATTGAGCATTAGGAACAAAAGCATGAGTGCTTGGAACTTCAGCTAATGAACCATAATTTTCATAAAACTGAGTTTTGCCTTTTTTGGAAACAGGTGCAACTGGACCTTGACCAGCATAAGCAGGCTTGCCTGTTCCTGTGCGTAGTTCAGCAGATGCAGCATCAATATCTTTAGCAAGACTTTCATTTAATGCTTGTGTAGGATTTTGACCTGTGACAACAGCTTCAGACACGCTAGTAGGCGCGGGCGGTGGTGTAGTTGGCGGTGGGACAACAGGAGTAAGTTGTCTGGCTCTAAATTCAGCAGCTTGATTCCGAGCTTGAATATCAGAAACTGGGGCTGGAACAGGTTGATTATTAAGCCTAGCCGATCTTATTGCTTCTTGCTCTTGCGCATAACGAATCTTGTCAGCTTTAGCTTTTTCGCTGTTGGCAATGTATGTATTTAAATCTGTATCAGTCTGTGCTTGTGCAATAGTGCTTGGAACTGTAGGTGCATCAGTCGCAGTGGAAACAATATTGCTTTTATTTGTGTTGCTTAAAAAACGATTCTTTAAGGAAGACATTCCAGAAGATATAGCCTCTCCTACTTGAGGAAGTGCTTTGTTTGCCGCATAGCCACCAAGAAATGCGGCAGGAATGGAATATTCTGGATTGTCTTTTATTGTTTGAATAAAATCTTTAGCTAAAGTGCCAAAAGTATTGTTTGCTGCGGCAACAGACGTGTCTTGTGTACGCAATTTAATGTCGCCAAACAAATGCTTGTATCTGTCTGCATCAGACCCAAAGTTGTTGGCGTGAAGAAAATTGTAAATTTCTTGATTTGGAAGATCTGGACTCTCAGCTTTCATCTGAGCCATCAATTGTTGAATTTCACTTTCATTCATTTCTTGCCTTCTTTCTGTTCAAGAAATTTCTTCAAAACATTAGACATCACTGCATGGTTATCTACTTTTTTACCAGCCTCGTTTACCCTGCTTGTATCAAGTTTTTCAGTACTTGCCAAACGATCATTTTGCTTGGCAGTAAATGAATTCTGCGCAGATGTGTTATTTTTAGAAGCCTGAGGTGCTTGCAAAACTTGTGCCTCTGGTTGTGCTTGTACGGGCAATCGCAACGCTTGCTCCATAAAAGAACCATACTTTGAATTTACTAATTGAGCTTCACGGCTTTGTGAATATTGTGCGGCAGCCGATCCAGGAACAATAGGCAAGCCTTTGGCAAGCAAATTATCCAAATTAGTTTTGGCTTGCGTAGCGTGTTCTAAGTTTGCAGAATCAATAAACGTATTTGCAATGTTTGAATTTAATGTTTGTCCAGGCTGATATGGGGCACTTGGCGACAAAACAGAAGGCCATCCATGCTTGTTAATATAGGCAGTTTTTGCCATATCAATAGCTTGTTGGTTGTTCATTATCATATCAACAAGAGCTTTTTGATTGATGTCCAATCGTTTGTACAACTCGCCTTTTACAATTTGCTCCCTAGCAGAAGTCCAACCTTGTTCAACAGTATTGGAGTTGCTGCCGCCTTTGACTTTACTTAGCAAATCATTCTTTGTCGTGCTTTCTCCATCAGAAGTTTTTATGTTTCCTTTTGCATCTATGCCAACAACTTTTCCAAGTTTAAGATCCATGCCGCCTTCTTTTGCTTTATCTAAAGCATTGTTAAGGCTAGTCACATCATTTGCTTGAGCAATGTTTGAATAGTTAGTAGAAGCAGTATTGCCAGAAGAACCCCGCAAAGAAGTTTTAGCCGCGATCTCATCAAGAATTGCATTTGGCAAATCTTTATTAGCCTTCTTTAATTGAAGCAAGGCTTGCATATTTTGTTCATTACGAGGGTTAATTACATTGCCAAACAAACCAACGGCATTGTTAAGGGCCGCTTGCTCTTCATTGTTTGCTTTCGTAAATTCTTCTGTACTTATTTTTCCAGAAATATATCCGGGTGTATCTGTTATATTCTTGTAAAGACCACCTCCCATCTTCATGAATTCAGAATAAGGAATAGGCTGGTCATTTTCATCAAACACCATTGTTGGAGTGTTTGAGTTTTGATTGTAAACAGCTCTATACGCGCGACCATCTTTACCAGCAATGTTTGCTGTAATTTCATTGCCAGTAGTCATTGCATTTGACCACTGTTTATTACCCATTAAACCTTGTGCAATGCCTTGCAAAAGTCCAGTTGTAGGCTGATGATTTTTGTATTGTTCGCTGTATTGTTTAATAAGATCAAGACGTCCTTCTGGACTGGCAATTCCACCTTTGGAATTAACTGAATTTATTAGTTTTGAAGCAGGCGAAATTGCCTTATCCATGTTTGAAATGGCTTCATTTGCTACTGGAGCCAACATAGTGCCATTGACTCTTGGAGCAATTGCTTTTAACGCAGTGATATCACCAGTGGCAATAGCATTTTGTACGGCATTAGCCGCATTGTCTGGTGGAGCTACAGCAAATTCATTAGCCATTACATTCCTCCCCCTAAAAGCCTTTGAGCCATGTTTACCAATGGATGCGAGTTAAGTGTCTGTATAGGAGACTGCACTGCTGCTTCGGGCTGCATCGCTGCTTGAGGCTGATTTGGATTATTACCAACTTGTGGCATGAAAGCAGCATTAGGATCTACAGGGCCAGGAACCGATGGTCCAGATTGCGCCATAGGTGGAATTTGAGCGCCTTGACCTTGCAAGCCTTGAGTAAATTTATTGCTTCCAGTTAATTGTTGAATGCCATAGCCAATAACCGATGCCAAAGGATTAAATTCACCTTTGGAAGTTTTATTAAAAGTTTCAGTAATGCCCGGCAAATTTGCCCAATTGCCAAATTGCATTCCAGATAAGCCCATGTTTTCCATGATTTTTCCTTAAAGCTTAATGCCAGAACTTTTGCCACTAGAAGTTTGACCTTGAGTACCAGCAAAGTTAGGAGTCGTAGAGGCTTGTGGTGTGCCGTAAATAATTGATGCATATTTAGACAATACATCTTGTGGTGTGCCAGCGTAACCAATTTGCGCGGAAGCAGCTTGGTTGGCAGCACCCAATTGAGATTGACCAAGAGAAGCCAATTGATTGGCGGCAGCAGCTTTGTTGGCCTGTACACCAGCGCGAGCATTTGCCGCAGCAGTGGCTTGACGTTGTTCTTGCAAACTAGCAAGGTTAGCATTGGCTAGGGCAGCGCGAGAAGAGCCTAAAGCACCCGCACCACCATAACTAGCTACTTGCTGATTAACCAAATCACGGCCTTGTTCTTGTCCTGATTGCAAAGCAGCATTAACTTGTTGTTGTTCATACTGAGGATTAAACAAAGAAGCCAGACCAGACATACCCGTAGCAAGGCCAGCAGAACCTGCCAATTGTTGCAGCCCACCAGTTTGAGCTGCCACATTAGAAGCGTTACCAGCGGCAGCAGTAGCTGTTGGCATTACTTGGCTAAGAACATTATTTGCTTGACCAAGAGTATTTTGATAAGCAGGATATGCTGTATTAGTAAGAAAGTCAGTTTGCGCTCCCAACAGCTTTTGCTGTTCAGGAGTCATTTGTACTTGGGATGAACCCGATGATTTGCCGCCGCCCATAATCAGTGCCCTTTGCCTTTCCCAGATTGAGTCTGAGGTTGATTGTTACTATTATCCCACGGTCCTACCGTATTTGAATAGGTGTTAGGCTGACCCATTTGGGGCTGACCAGAAGTGGCAGAGTTAGTAGAGCCACCCTTACCTTGCTGTTGAGGTGGTGGTGGTGGCATTTGCATATTAGAAGCAAACCCACCTTGGCTTTTGCCTTGTGGCTGACCAATAGGTGCTGTGGCCTGTCCGTTAGAACCACCCATGGGCGCATTAAAATCATCACCGCCTTGTGGCATAACATTTGGATTGGGATCGCCAAAATCACCCACCGGCCCTGTTGGTTGAGCCATCCCCTTGCCACTCTGTGGGTTGGATTGATATTGCTGCGAACCCTTGCCTCCAGGTTGCTGTTGACTGATCGGTTGAGCAGACTGTGCTGATTGCATTCCCATGATTTATCCTTTTTACAAAACACCTTCACAAACCAATATTCCAACATCATAAACACTTAATGATGCAACAATGGTTCGCGGTTCACTGGTGTCATTAAATTGAGTTGTTGCCCAAGTTGATGACGAATTTCTTTTTATGCCAAACGTGGATTTAATAGTTGTACCACCTGTAGCCAACATATTGCATAAATATATTGGCTCAATGTAAGTCTTACTTAATGTTCCACTGATTTGATTAAAATTGGGACTTGAAAGAGTTGTTGCCCCTGAGAAAAAAAAGAAATCATTTGCCCATAATGGATTTTGAAAGCTATCAAACATTACTGAGCTGGATGAATTAAAAACTTGCAAACCATATCCTGAAGTTGAAGGATTTTGAACCAGACCATAGGCTCTTATTTTGCTGGTAGTATCTCTCATGTTTCCAGCAACTGTGAATGTCCAATTAGTACCTGATTGAGCAAATCCATCAACAGAAGCATAATCATTGACATCCAACTTAATAAAAACCAATGGAGGAGTTGGCTTGTTATATCCAATGCTATATGTTCTTTTGGTTATATTATTTGCAGTTACAGAAGATCCTTGGATTGCAGTGCCCAAATAATGATAAACAGGATAATCAGATGATATTAACAAATCACCATTATCTGCATATGCTACAAATCCATAAGTCATGTTAAAAGCACCAATACATAAAAAATGCTTGTTATCGTAGATGTGCTAAATGAAATATTTAGCGATGTTCCTGAATATGTAATTGTAAAATACGTTCTCCAAACTGGACTCCAAGTTCCTGATGGAGTGCAATAGATTTCAACACTTCTTCCTGATGGCACTGTGTAAGATTTTGTGTAACTGCCTCCAATAGATTGAGCTGGAGAAAGAAAAAAATCAACAACTACACGCCCAATTTTTGAACTATCAAAAGTAATTATTCCTGAGGAGTTTTGTACTTGTAGTCCGTAACTCATGCTAAATTACCAATCTTTACTCTGACTACACCATCAGCAACAACACGGATATTTTGCAAAGAACCATCAATGATGATGTAGTTATTTGCATCAGTAGCAAATGTGGCTGATCCAGCAGTGATTGACCCCATATCTGCACTGATTGCAGATAATTGAGACACATTTATTTTGTTTGATGTAATGGTATTGGCAGCAATCTTATCACCAGTAATCGTATTCTGAACAATCAGGCTACCAGTAATGTAGGTAGTAAATAAAGCCCATGCTGCCGAATATTTGTAAACAGTAGCATTATTGTAATTGTTGTAGCTAACAGTACAAATATCACCTGCTACTGGATTGCGACCAATTGCAGCGCTTACTTCTGCATTTGTAGGAGCAGAACTATCATTTGCTGTACGAGTTATGACAAATGTAGCAGCACCATTTGTACCATCTGTTCCATTAGATCCGTTAGTGCCAGCAGATCCAACAGGATAAGCAGAACCCGTATTCCAAGTAACCACTGATGTTGTAGTTGTAAGATTATCTATATATCGAACAGAACAAGCATAGAGCGTGTAACCTGCGGTAGATGCTCCTGGTGTAAGCAACCAACCATTAGGAGTTGTAGGCGCTGTAAAAGTGCCATCAGCCCATGTATATGTAGAGTTACCAGCAGGGAAGCTATTAGGCGTAGTAGATGCCCATTTGTATAACTCTAAAAATGCAGTTCTATATCCATTTGCACCATCACTACCATTATTACCATTAGTACCAGCAGCACTAATCGAAAGTGCAGCACTGGCTGACCAAGCAATTGATGTTGTAGCAGTAGTATTGTTGTCAGCGTACAAAGTACGAGCAACATACAAAGTCTGTCCCGCAACAACTGCTGGAGGCGTCAAAGACCAATCATTAGGAGTTTGAGGCGCTGTAAATTGACCTGTTGACCATGTATATGTTGAATTGCCAGATGGAAATAAAGTAGGAGTGGTTGCTGACCATTTATACATATCCATAATGGCTGTTCTAGAACCATTAAGACCATTACTGCCATTTGTACCATTAACACCGTTGTAGGCAATTGAACGAATAGGATTGGCAGTATCAGTCCAATCCAATGTAGACGTTGTAGTTGTAGCTACAGTATTTAGCGGAACTGTGATGCTCCACAAGTAGTTGCCTGGAATTGTATTGCTAGGCGCTGTTGTAGACCATCCTGTAGGCGCTGAATATGTACCACCTGCCCAAGTGTAGGTAGAAGTAGTTGTTGGCCTTGTAGGAGGCGTTGCAGAGCCTGTCCAAATGTAAATTGTCGGGAATGAAGACATCACCCCGTTAGCACCTGCTTGTCCAGCAGTTCCGTTATACACAATCGGCATTGTTATTGTCTTGGACAAAGCACTAGACAGGTTTGAGCCGTTTACCGTTAATGTGGCAATTACGCTGGTGGCAGATGATGTTGGTGTAATTAGTACTGAAGAAGCAGTTGACGATGTTGGTGTTGCGCCAGTAAAAGACCAAGCATATGTTGGGCTAGATACATTAGACAAAATAGCCGACAAAGTGGTATTTGAAGGAGTGTATGCGCCACCAGCATTCTGAGTAAAAGATGTAAATCCACTAATATCAATGGCAGAAGCGGAAAGTCCGTTTGTGCCGTTTGATCCTGCTGCGCCAACAACATAAGCGGAAGTGGTTGTCCAATTAACTGTAGATGTTTCCGTGGTTAAACTGTCTGAATGTCGAACTGCACAGCCATAAAGTTTGTAGCCAGGGGTTGAAGCTCCCGGCTCTAAATCCCAAGAGTTAGGCGTACTAGGAGCGGTAAAAGCTCCTGTTGCCCATGTGTATATTGAAGTTCCTGAAGGGAATGTAGTAGGGGTTGTTGCGGCCCATTGGTACACTTCTAAAAAAGCTGTACGAGTTCCATTTTCCCCATCAATGCCAGCAGCAGAAGTTGGGTTTGCTACTGTTGCAGTCCAAGTTACTGAAGATGTTGCAGTAGTTAAATTGTCTGCGTAAATAGTACGAGCAATCCACAACGTATAGCCAGCAACAGGGGCAGATGGCGTTAGCAACCAACCGTTTAGGGTTGCAGGCGCAGTGAATTGGCCCGTGGCCCAAGTGAACGTAGATGTACCAACAGGAAATGTTGTTGGCGCACTAGCAGCCCACTGGTAAACATCTAAAATTGCTGTACGAGTGCCATTAGTGCCGTTAGTGCCATTTGTACCATTTGTACCGTTAGTACCATTTGTACCAGATGGTCCTGGATCACCATAAGCCAATTGAAGTGTTGCCACACCAGCTTGCGTAACAACACCTAATGAATTCTTGTAGCGAACAGGAACAGTGATATATGCTGGGCTGAATGGCATTGCTGTTGGAGCAGGCCAAACAGCATAAAAACCACCATCAGTTGGATTGCCAATTGTTATGTTGGTGTATGAAATATCACCATAACCAGTTGTGGACGAGTTACCAATACGCCAAGTTCCATTTACAAATGCAACATTACTGTCTGTTTGCGAATCAACAAATGGAACAAGAGAACCTTGATCTGATGCATACAGTGTAGGAGTAACTCCAGTAAACACAGGATTTAATGGACTGCCACTACGAGGTACTTGCAATATGCCTGGAGTAAAGTATGGAACAAATTGTTCTGTGATAACAGGTGTAGTGCCAGAGGTAATAACATCCAAGTTGATAGAACCACCAGTATCTTGAACCCATCCAGTATCAGGCGCAGCAGCTTGTACTGCGAACTGGATTTGTCTTCCTCCAGTACAAACATACCAAAGAAATTTAGTAATTCCAAATCCACCAGATACTTTTTGCCAAATATAGTCAGCAGCAACACTTGATTCAGCCGAATCATTACTGTTTCTAATGCCGTAATACAATCTGTTTGTAGGACTATCAGAAAAATTCACAGATCCATCAAAGCTGTCAGAATATTTGACAGCCATGTATTTATACAAATACCCAGATATTTGACCTGTTGGGCCAGTAATCTGTCCTGAACCCGCATCAGCAGATAAACCAGGGCCAAAGTTAGCCAGCAAATAGTTAATTGCTTCTGAAACTTCAGAAATATCTGGGTTTGAATCTAAAGCAAATGGCATTAGAAGGCATCCTCAACAATGGTGGTTTGCCAGTTAATGGCAGTTAAATTCCAAGTATTCGTATTGTCGTTGGATTCTACTTTTACAGACACCATCCGAACAGCATTTTGTTGAGTTGTTACCCAAGGAGTATTTGTATCAATCTGGGTTATTCCTGTTTGCCCATAAGTAGATGCTTTGGCAGTTGAATCAGAACCGCCAACAGTAATGTTAATTGCACCAGACCCAGAAATTTCAGGTAGCAATCGGTGAACATAGACTTTGGAGCTAAAAGGAATTGGTCCTTGAGCAGTCTGCATCGCCATGTTGTTACGCTCAAACAAGCAAGGAATGGTTGCGCTATTGATAAAAGAATTGCCAACAGCAGTCTGAATCAGCTTTTTAGACGTTCCTGATGCTTGGGCATATGTAACCACCCTAGAGGCCAGATTGAAGGCTCCTGACACGACCTTGGGGCCTTCTGTGCCCATGCAAGCGTTCTGGATGTCCTTAGGTGCGTTCCAGATGTTTAAGTCATAGCGGTAAGCCAACATCTTGTTGCACCAACCGCTAGAGTTCAAATCAGGGTAGTAGATTTCAATCTGGTACTTCTGAGTATTGTTCACCATGAACACGCGACCATAGTAGGTTGGGTTCAGGTTGTTGAAAAAGTAATCTTTGATTCGCTGATTACCAATGGAGCTGAAGTTAGCCCCGTCAAAAGCCCAAATATCACGGGCATCAATACCATAAACAGTAGCGTCAGTGTTTGTCCAGCAGTTGTTATTTAGCAGGCCACGGCCTTGGTTCAGCAAGCGAACACCAAAGATAGGTGCTGTGCTGTTTTGATAAGCAATGGGAGAAAAAACAACCGTATCCCAATAGGAGCAGACATAGAAGTTGCCACCCAAGAAGAAACCATCAATCAAAGGACCGCGAACAGGAACTTCTTGTTCGTTAGCCACGTTTGACAGGGTAGGAACCCAGCTTGCGGGAACTCCTGTGTTGGCAAATGCCTGTGACCAGCGAACAGTTGTTGGGTAGTTGCTATCAATACCGCCAGAAGTCTTTGTAAGGTTGCCTGCAATCAAGATGTTGCCCACGTTTGGTGAGCAATAGTTTCTGACAAAACCAGCAACTGTCTTGGTTACTCCAATATCGTAGTTCCACACAGCGTCTGCTGTAACGGTAATCTCGTTGTTGGTTGGCAAGAAATACATTGGATTGGAGATGCCGTCATTGATAAAAAAGACGTTTCCTACCCAAGAAGTGGTGATGTTTATGTCTTCTGTGTAGTTATTAAGGTAGACAGAAGGATTGGCTCCAACGCCAGGGGTGATATTACTCACTCCTGACGTGGTTACCATGTACCAGCGACCATGATTAGATGTATCACGGGTAGCAACAATGTAGACCCAAGTTGTCTCGTTCCTAAAACCACCTTCCATAAAAATGGCTTGGTTAGGAACAGCAGTCAGAATTTCTTGTTCGCCAAAGATCTTTTTAATGCCACGAACGTCTGTTTCCACGTTCAAACCAGAGTTGTATTCATTTGGCCCCAAAGCGTTACTAGGAACGTCTGGAGTAAATGAAATGCCAACAAATGGGGTTCGGATTCTGGAAAAATCGCTCATGTTTAATCCTTTATGGGATTATGCCACCCAAGGCACACCAGCAGCGGTCACTGGGTTCTTTTGCAGTTCAATCTGCTGTGCAAGGCTGGCTTCAGTAGCGTCCTTGTTAACCCCATTGGCCCAAATCCAATTCAGCACATCTTGCTCAGTCACGCTGGCGTAAGGGATAGAAGGCGTAGCAGCGGCAAAGCTGCAAGTGGAATAGGCAGAGGCGGTGTAAGCGCCATCAGTTGCCGTAGCAGTCCAATGTGCTGTGGTGATGAAGCCGTCAGCGACAATGTAGTCGGTCTGTGTGATTGTCCATTGTGTAGTCATGATATTTCCTTAGTTAAAACGGTTAGATTTTTGCTGGTTTAATTTTGCCGGAATTACTTGCAAATTCCAAGGCACATGGAGGCCAGATACGGTTTTTCCTTGCAGCGGGACAATATGGTCAACGTGAAACGAGATGCCCAGCATTTGAGTGCGCTTTGCAGCTATGTCATAGGCTTGTTCAATCATCCAGTGTTCGTCCACGGTCAACCAGTTTGGTGTTCTGCTTTTCTTTGCAGCGTCCCTTGCCATCCACTTGGCGTTTACCTTATCACGGTTACGTTCGGCCCAATCACGGTACATTGCAGCAGTGCGCTCTGGGTTGCTTTCTCGCCATGCTTGAGTTGCTGCCGTTTGCTTGTCTTTGTTTGCATCACGCCATTGCTTTGCTTTGGCTAATTGAGTTTCTTTGCGTTGTTCAAATTTCAATTTATTGCGGCCTGCTTCGCACACTTTGCAATGCGACATATAACCCGACTTTAAAGTTGAGCTGCTGTAAAAAGCCTCAAAAGGCTTATCAACATGGCAACGTGTGCAAGTTTTCATTTTGCTTCCAAAGCGGCAACACGTTTACGCAAAGACTGCAACTCAGCTACCAAGTCAGCAATTACTTCAGAAGTGCTTGCTTGCATTTGTTGGTAGACGGGCTTACCTTCAGCATCAACAGCGTCTTTGGTTCCTGTCACGCTGCCTGCATAGACCTCTTGAAACTGGTGAGCCAAGAAGCCACGGGTGCGTGAGCCACCTGCTTTCCATTCGTATTCAATAGGCTCAAGAGCGTCAATCCGGGAACCAGCGCCAGATACTGCGCTAACAACTGTTTTAAGTCGGTAGTCTGATGTGGTGTTATATACGGTTATTGCACCGTTTGTTGTAATAGAACCAACTGCTGTGCTTGCATATTGAAATTGCTCAAAAACAGTTCCATTCGTATTGTGCCGAACAATACCTGTTGGAAAAATAGAAACACCAATGCCAGTTGTATCTGTGTTACCCACTAACAGGTTCCCACTGGAGTCTATACGGGCACGTTCTGTGGAGTTGGTGGCAAACGTAAAAGAAGCAGTTGAACCTGAATTGATAAATGAAGTTTCGTTTGTGCGAATGCGAACTGACAAGTCGCTGTCCGTAGCGTTTGTCATGGTTATCGCATTTTGGAAACTTGCGCTTCCCGCTACGACAGTGGCAAATTTGTAACCGTTGTCGGATGTAGTCCCAACCAATAGGTTTCCACCCGCTGACAGAGTCATTGCTTGGGTGAAGGTGATTGCAGTATCTGCTGTGCCGGAGGGGGCGTTGTACCACGAATGAATGCTGTTGTACTGCTCGTATCTTGATACTCCAATGCTTGATGCGTAATACTTCCAGCCAGCGTTATAGTAACAACTTGCGGAAAGCTCCATTTCAGAACCGCTTGAACCCAACGCTGCGGCTTTGACTTGCAGTGCTGTATACCCATTCCAAGCACTAGGAGTAACTCCCAAGCCGAGGTTGCCTGCGGGGGTAATTACAGTGTTATTGCCAAGTGCGTTATAGATTTCAAAATTGCCATTTTCTGATGCTGCACCATTACCGATATACCATTTGTCTACACCAGATTCTTGAAAAATAATTCGCCCTGCTTTGTTTGCTACACCATTTATAAACAAAGCTCTGTTTGTTCCCGCAGTTGCATTACCAACTTGAGCGTTTCCGTTTACATCTAGCTTATAAGCAGGCGAACTCGTCCCAATACCCAGACCTGTGGAGGTCAGGCGCATTTGTTCGGAGCCTGAAACTCCAAAAATTTGTCCAGAACTTCCGTTGATTACCGCATAGTCTCCAGCAGCCAAGCCAATAGAACCACCTGCCGCAAAAAAAGAAGCAATTCCTGTTGCCGCAGAATTTTGAATTGCAAAACCATTTGTGTTTGCAGCTTGCACGGCATAACCGCCTTGTTGACCTGCTGGGCCTACAAGTAATTGTGTGCCGTTAAATATAAGCGCACTACCCGTAGTAAGCACTTTGGAGTTATTAAGGTAAGCAACACCGTTGGCTGTGCCGCCAGAGAGGGTTACTGCACCGGAGATTGCAGCAGTTCCTGTTACGTCTAGCTTTGCTGTTGGGCTGCTGTTACCAATACCCAGACCTGTGGAGGTCAGGCGCATTCTTTCCGTTCCAAGAGTTCGGTAAATTTGAGCACCGTCCTCCGAGTCAAGATAGAGGTTGTTGTCGCTGTAAATTTGCAAGACAGGTCGGGCAACACCACTTGCGTTTTTCCAACGAAGTTCTTTGGCGTTGTCAAAAAGCGTGTTAACGCCAATCCCAAACGTAGCCCCATCAAACGTCAGCGCAGACCCCGTAGCCAATGCACTTGTAGAGCTTGCGTAGACAACACCGTTAGCTGTGAAAGAGGTTAAGCCTGTGCCGCCTCTGTTGGTTGCAACAGTTGCTCCATTCCAAGTTGCAGATGTAATAGAGCCAGGATAATCAAATGTATTGGTTGACCAAGATACGTTTGAAGGTGCTTGGTTGTGAACATCCCATGATCCAGCAGCAGTTGCATTTGATAACAATACAACTTCAACATATCCACCAGATTGAATTGTTGCAACAGTGGTCGATGAGTTGTTTTTGACAACAATCGTGCCACTAGATTGGTTGTTATTGAAAACGTAATTTGCGCCGTTGCTCAATGTTGTAGCATTGGGCAATTGATATGTCTGACCGCCTGATCCAGTAACAACATAATTTGGAACTGATGCAACAGTTAGGACAGTTGTTGTACCAGCAGCAGCAACATTAGAGTAACCTTCACTGATTGAGTTTGCTGAAATGTTTGCACTTGCGTCACGCAAAACAACAGAGTTAGTTCCGCTAGATGTTGTAACACCAGTACCGCCGTTAGCTACAGCAAGCGTTCCAGCCAAAGTAATCGTACCAGCAGCAGTAATAGGACCGCCATAAGTGGTAAGGCCAGTAGTGCCACCAGATACGTCTATGCTGGTTACAGTACCAACACCGCTCACTGCTCTCCACTCAAGATCAGTAGCACCAGCATTTAGCGCCAACAATTTACCAGCATTACTTGTGTAACTAGGCAGCAAGTTGACTCGCGCATTAATTACAGAATTTGCACCCGTACCTCCTTGACCAATACCAATGGTTCCTGAAATATCACTGGTATCAACCGTAATTGTTTGTGGGCTGACGTTTGTAATTTGACCATAAGCGTTCAGTGTAAAAACTGGAACTACGTTAGAAGTGCCGTAAGTTCCAGCAGTTGAAACTGCCAGCAAGTTTACATTAACTTGTTGAGAACCATTAAAATTAGCATTGGCACTAAGTTGACTACCAAACACCAAGTTATTAGGAGTTGCGGCAGTAATAGTTGCTGAACTTCCCAATGCAATTGCAGAACCATTTACAGTCACTGTGCTATTTGACAATGAACTATTACCAATGTTGATTAATGTGTTTGACGCACCACTAATTGTTTTGTTAGTCAGTGTTTGAGTATCGGTAACACCAACAGCGCTCAAATTGGTACGAGCAGCAGCAGCAGTAGTTGCACCTGTACCACCACTTGCAATTGGCAAAGCAGTAGTCAAACTGATAGATCCACCAGTAATTGCTACGTTGCTTGCATCCTGAGTGGAAACAGTACCCAAACCAAGTGCTGTACGTGCAGCAGAAGCTGTTGTAGCGCCTGTACCGCCGTTAGCGATAGCAACAGTGCCAGTGACGTTTGCAGCAGTTCCTGTAACACTACCAACAATTGGCAAAGAGAAAGTTTTTGTGCCACCAATGGTTTGATTGTTAACCAAATCAACCAAGTTAGAACCACTCAACTGAACCCAGCTGCCAGCTTCTTTCAAATACATGGACTGAGGTGTTGTCGCTGTATTAACGTACAACTGACCATTGACACCAGTGCCGCTAGAAGGAACACCAGATGCAGTCAATACTGGCAAGCCAGAACCTGTCATCAAGCCTGGGGCAGACCATGACAAAGTAGAAGTGCTACGGGAATCAACAACAGCAATCGAAACCCAAATCAAGTTTGTAGGAGCTGCTGGAGGAGCATTTAACCAGCCTGTAGGAGCAGTACCAGTATTGGTTGTAAAACTCCACGAACCACCTGTTGGGGTAGCTGGTGCAGTAGTTGCATCATAAAAGATAAACCATTCAAAATAAGTGCCACCAGAAGCAGCCCCAATACCATACAAACCAGTGGATTCTGAGACAGATCCGTAGAGGCTACCTGTTGCCATGTTATTTCCTTATTTAAACGAATATCGCATACTGCGAGGCTGGAATTCTGAAGTCAAATGTTGGTCACCGCCACGCCATTTGCCTTTGTAATTTTGATCTTCAATTAGACCATATGAGTCATCAAAACGAGCCAACCATTTTTGTGCTTCATCTGTGTTTTTGTTCTTGTCATAGTAGGCTTCCAACGTGCCATACATATAACCTTCAGGAAATGAAGCCAAAATACCGTTGCTTTGCACAACAGGATTGGTTGCATCACCCGTGGGGCTAAACAAAAACGGGAAAGTCTTTTGGTAATACGCTTTGATCGTGACGTTTTCACCCGGATTTGGGGTAAACACATATTTCTGACCAACCTCAGAAAATGAAGCACGAATAACCCGTGGCACACCAAATGGACGGATGTACAACTGGTCAATCATTCGGCGGCGAATAATCTCACGGTCACCAACACGGTCATACATAATCCAAGGGCCTAATGAAGAAGCTCCTTGCGGTTGATTAGATGGTGGGGATTCTTGAAAGAACTGAATTGGAAACACCATATCCGCAGGGATAGGAGCCATTCCGTTAGCATCTGTTGTAAGAATGCTAGGATTATTTGTATCGTATGGGTCTGAGCGCAATGCTGGCAATTCAATGGTTCGCATCTTCAATTCACACAATTGAACGCAAGCCATAATTTCAGCAGAAGACTGAGATGGCAGTTTCAAAATGCTGGTTGGGAATGTCAAACCGTTCCAGACGCCATCTGGATCGCTAACAGTTACTGAAGTGCCACTTACGCTTAAGACGGCTGTATAGGGCAGCATGGTGCTGACACCAATAAAGTCGCCAGGAACAATCAATGTATCGGCGGCAGCTGATACTGTAATAACTCCAGTGGTTGAGTTATATGCTGTTGCTGTAATTGACAGCGTAGAAGGAATTGCCCCTACCCATTGTGCTACACGACTTACCAGCGTATTAGCGGATTGAATGAAGAGGGACATAGATCATCCTTATTTTGTCGGTATAGAGGGATTATAAGGAATAGGAATCTTTCCGCTAGGGTGGCAAACAAAATCACTGTAGTATTCGTTCACGATAGCGTAGAAAAGAATCTTATCCTCTTTTTCCTGTTTAATTAACTCCCAAGGACGGTTGTTAAACCACCTGGAACTGATTTCATGGGCAAAACACTTGGGAAGTTGCATCATGTGAGCTGTACCCGCAAAGAACGGGTTATCAGTACCATGAACCTTGTGAAACTCCCTGCGCTCCTTACAGAACTGCTTTACCTCTTCCACGTTCTTTTGGTCATACTGAACATACCGCACACCATCTACAGCACCAACCTTGTAATCAATATTGGGCGTGTTAAATGTCTGCGACCATGTTCCTGACTTGACTTCATTGAACAGCTTGTCGTTATGGCGAAATACACCATCAATGCCAGCTTCAAGAATACCGCCTGAGTAGTATTTCTCATCAATCTTTACTTCATCATCCATTGCTAATCTCCATGCTTTACCAAAGGGGGCTACTAGAACCCCCTTCAGAAAAGCCCCGGAAGACTTATGACAAATACCGCTGAACTTGTGCGGATGCACGAGGAGCAGTTACGGCAGCACCAGTAGACGCTGTACCAGCCAAAACAGCCACACCTGCTGGGTTACGCACAATCAATGTGCCTTCCATGATGTACTGGTCCAAAGATGCGTCAGCAGAGCTGAACACTTCGTTGTTAGGACCAAGTTCACGCAAGCTACCCCATTGGATAACGTCAGGGTTCAGGAACAGGGCAGAAGTGTTATCTGCGCCAGTTTGATCCATAACCCAAGAGTCATCGATTTGGTAGGTGTAGTTGAAGTCACCTTCGTAAGTACCAATCGTGTCGCCCTTGTCAGCAGGGTTAAAACGGTTGATCGAACGGCTGGTAGGCATCATGTCCGAGATGTGAGTACGCATGGAGGTTGGGACAACCATGTTAGTAATCTTGGCATTGAAACGCTGCTCAGCAGTGGTCACCAATTGCTTGTAGGTGTAAGGGCTGAACTGTTGCAAAGTCTGACCGCTGGAGAACGAGAAATAACCCAGACCAGCGTTGCTCAACAAACCGTTGAAAGGTTGGTTGGTGCTAGTGGTAGAAGTTGTATCAGTGCCATCCGAAGCAGCCAAGTTCAAAACACCAGTACCAGAAGTAGGGTTGCCCGAACGTGTACCAGCAAAAGCGTAAAGCGAACCAAAGCGGCGACCGTTGTTAGGCGAAGAACCTTGGCTAGCAGCTTGACCGGAGTACTTGATAGAAGCACCGTCAGCGCGAACCATTTGCAGTTCAACGTCAAACATGATTTCAGTCAATTGCTTGACTTCTTGGTATGCCTGTGGATCGCCACCAGCTTGTTCAACAGCGCGAGCAGTGCCAGTAGCGCCGATCACAGTGGTAAAAATCTGGGTGTAGTTACCGCAGTTAGCACGGGTATTGCTGTCAGCAGCAGAAGCAGCAACAGCAGCGCCTTCCAGCTTGGCGTTCAGCACTGGAGTGCGGTAGTAGTCAACAGGCCAGATGTGCAAAGTCGAATTGACTTTACGCTTCTTGCTCATTGCCATGTTGGTCAATGGGGTACGGTCTTTAACATAGTTAGAGACAGTCATATCGAGGTCTTTGACCACGATGTCGGTGGTGTAACTGCCGTTGCCGTTACCCAAGTTTGCAGAGGTGATAGTAGACATTTAAGACTCCTGAATTAACGCTTGCGCTGTTTGTTAGCTGCAAGCATGGTTGCTAAAAGATCCCGAGCCGCATTCTTATCGCCTGTCTTGGCTTGCTTTTGAAGTTTTTCCATCTCATTGTCAGGTGCTGTTTTTGCTTTTGCTACCGGACGACTAGCCGCAGCCAACGATCCACCAGCATTACGCATCTTTGGTCCTTCACGGAACTTTAGTCCGTCACGAACCAAGCTTAACAAGTACTCATCGCTAGAAACCAAATCAAGATTTGGAACTCCAGGCACATAAGAACTCGTTGCACCTTTCCACTCTTTACTTAGCTTATCTCTAAGTTCCGTAAAGTTCGCCTTGTTTGACAATTCCTTATCTGTAAACGACTGCCTTGCTTGTTCCAGTTTTTGCTGGACATAAGAAGCGCGTTGCTGAAAGAAATTTTCAACCCTTGGACGATTTGACTTAATGTATTCAGATTTCTCCTGGATCAATTGAGCATTCTGACGGATAGCCGCTTCAGCTTGACTCTTTTGAGCAGGATCAGACGCATTATGATAAATCTGCTCCCATTGCTGGTTATATTGCTGGAGAGTAACTAACTCATCAGCTGCGGTTTGCAGTTGAGGAACAATAGTTAATTCCAACCCTATTTGCAGACCATCAAGTTCGTTAATCCGTTTACTTGAAAGTTCTTCAAAATCAGCCCGTTCAGCTTTAAGCTTGCGAGCATTTTCATGGATAGCACTGCCTTGACCCAGAATAGCAGCAGCCTTAGATACGGGGATCTCAATAAAGCCGCCATCAGCGTCCTTGTTGGGAATTCTCCACATCATGTCAGGATTTTGCTCTGCAAACTCTAAGAAATTAACTGCATCGGTTACACCATCGGTGGCTTCTGCGTCATTTTCTGAATCTACATTTTCTGTATCAATATCAATACCATCTTCAGGTTCGGCTGCCTCTTCAGGAGCCGCCTCAGGGGAGGGGTTAGCCTCTTGTCCTGCTGGTGGTGGTGAACTGCTTTCGGGTTGCGGACTGTTACGCTTATTAGCGGCAATCATTGCAGCGATAGCATCGGCGGGATTCGCCATACCAGTTTGCTCAGGGGCGGTCACATTTGTGATTACGTCTGACATATTTTACTCTTTCGGTTAAGTATTAGGCTTTTGGGCCACTTTGCCGAGATATTCTGTCTTTTCAATAAAGCCAATAAAATCCCGAACTCCAGCAACATTAAATGCGTTTTCAATACGTTCTGGGTCGGTTCGACATTCTTCTAGCCGACTCAGCAGGTCAAACCTATACAGGTTGAACATCAATGCAAAATCCTCATTCTTCATGAGGCGGGAAGCACAGCCCCCGTTTTCAATAACTAGAGTTTTACGAGTTACATCAGCTTCCTTATGTGCATCGGCAGCTTTTGTGCGCCGATTAAAATAATTCCGAATATTCAATACCAAGCTTTTTAGTTCAATACTATCCATTGCAATCCTTAATCAATTTCTACGGCACTAAGTTTACCTCTTTTTGCCGCTAATGCTTCAAACATATTGTCTGTGTCAACATCTTCAGCTTTTTTCATATTCAAAGCTGACACACTCTGAGATTCTTGCACTTTGGCATTATTAAGGTCAGTCTTAGATTGAGTTTCTTTATCTGCAGCGCTTGGACCTTGCTGTGCTTTGGCCTGCATAACCTTGGCTGCTTCTTCCATTGTTGGCAAGTAAGAATCCACATCCTTGACACCCAGCACACGCAAAGTATCTTCAAATGGGCGGCGCACTTTGGCAAATAATTCAGGAACGCTTGGGTCTAATTGGGCTAACAAGCCTGTGAACTGTTGTTGAGCCTGACCAATTAACTGCTGGCGCGTCAAACGATTCTCATCCGACAAGAAACCCAAGGCCAAGTCAATGTTAATCAGCTTGCGGTCAATAAACTCATAGTTGTTCATTGAGATGGCATCCATGAATGGTTTGCCTTTGCCACATACGCCTGCCAATTGTTGGATGTTGTAGTCGTCAGCGTACTGGATCAATGTCTTCCACACAATGTACAAAACATCACGCAGGCCAATCGCGCAATTCTTAACCATTTCATCTTGAATGAGCTGGTTTGGCCCCATAGCCAGTTGCAGCTTGTAACCGCTGTTGCCGTCTTTCATTGCCTCAGGGTTAAGCACATCACTTGGGCTTGTCATGCCAATCATTGCCATCTTGTCAGCTTCAAAACGCTGCATAGACGATTCAACGTAGGCAAGGTTACCCTGCATAGGCTGGAATTGGAAAACGTGCTTGTTGGGGTCAAACTTGCGGTCCAGAATAAACATGGCAGACACGCCACGCTGGATTTCTTCAGCATCCATGAATTCAGGATTAACACCAATGCGAGGTGTGGACGATTGCATAGCAAAAGCCATTTCAGCACGGGCAATGCTGGTTGCATATTCCTGCATTGGAACAAGGCGCTCTGCCAATGAATAACCAAAGAAGTTACCAGTAATTGGCTTGGGGCACATTGCTGCCAAAGGAATGAAATCCACTTCCTTGACGTACAAAACATACGAGCCAGAGTAGCAAACTTCAACAATTTCCTCTTCACCGTCATTGTCAACGTCTTTGCGAATCCAAGCAGTGGTCAACATAATGACACGGCTGTACTTGTCTGCGCCTGCGGAGGCTACAACGCCTTGACCTGGAACTGGAGTAGAGTCACGGGCGTGAAGCGCCAGATCGTTTTCCAATGCGCCAGCTTGGTAAGCACCAGCAGGGCCATAGGCTGCGTGTTCAGCCATTTTCTCAAGGTCAATGTAAGGAAACTGCGCCTTACATTCGTGCAAGGTCATGGGATCATAAAAACCGCAAAAGTCTTGGTCTTGAATGTTGGAAATTGTTGGGTTGCACACAAAGTAGTGCTGGGCAACGTGCTTAATCTTGACCGAAGTAGAAAAGCCAGTCATCTTGTACTTGGCTTTGTAGATGGTATTGGCTCGAATAGCCTCATTCATCTCTTCTTGAGGATTAGATGGCTCATTTTCTGATTCCTCAGGACCCATCATTTCTTGCATAACGCCTTGCAAGTCAACGTCAATGCGGCGCATATTTTGGCGCTTAACAGTCAGCCCTTTTTCAGCAGCCATTGTCTCAAACACGCGAAGTTGGTCTTTTGTTCCTTCAACTTCTTTGTACTGAGTAATGGGTTCGCGCACAGGAGAGACCATCACAATGCCATTTTTGTGCAGCAATGAATCCTGTGCCCAATCCCGAATGATTGCGTATGAGTCATTCTTAGAGTTGACCATGTACTTGACCATCTCAGTGGCTTGAACAGCTTGTTCGCTGTCTGCTTCACTAAAACGCTCAAACTCAAAGTTAACCTTGCCGTTAGGCATCAGGCACTTGGTAATGATCGCGGTTGCGTAATCAACACCAGGGGTAACTACGGGGTGGATATAGTCAATTCCACGAATTGGCTCTGTTGAGTTGCTGACAGCAATGTTCAGGTAATGATAGTCGGATAAACGATTGAATGTATTTTTTGCTTGAGTAAGCCGAAGATAATCCACCATCTTGAGGTAAACCTCATGGGCGACTTGGAATACGATTCCTTTGTTACCAGAAGGCGCTTCAATGTACTCAACGATAATATTTTGACGATCAAGCATTTTATTCCTTATATCCGCTGTACTTTGCCTTCAGGAGCCTCAAGCCGTCTGAATTGAAAAGTATTTGCCCTGCTAACCATAGATTCGCCATGACCTTGAATAAGCGCAAGAATCCCAATCCTGGCTGAGTCAATGTGATCGTCAGGATCACTAAACCTACCAGCCTCATCAATTGCGTAATTTCTTGCCTCATCAAGGAATTCAACGCATGACTCGTTAACCATAAACGTGCCACGCTCCATTCCTACCCGCATTATATTGATTCCGTAAGACTTATGGTTGGTTACCTTGCCTTGGTCGTTTACAGGGTTCAATATAGCACCAGGAATGCAATTGAGTCCATAGCTGTCTTCAAATACTTCACGAACCGATTGTTCGGTCAGAGTATACCGCCCAGCCTGCCCAGCATCGTGTGGCAAAGCAATTGGCACGTTTTTACTGTCTTTATCCATCAAGAAATGGACATATTCATCAGGAGTTTCACCCTGCGCCACCTTAACTTGCTTATGCAAATAAATAATTTCCTCAACTGGGTCGCGGAAAAAGAAACTAATCACGGTTGGGTCATTTTTAATCCCCAAGTCAAAAGAAATAAGGCGCTCCATCTTTTCATTGGCCCGAAGATCAATGTCAATTCCTTTGTAAGTAGGCCATTTGAGCATCGGAAAGACGACTCCTTTGCCTACCAATGGGATACCTTTCATGCGGCAGTCTCTCTCCCACGGCATAAAGTCGCGGCTAAGTTGATCTCGTTCTTCTTGGCTAAAGAACTTTTCATCCCATTCGTTTACAAAAGGAACGTCATCCCAGGTTACGCGTACATGGGTGTATCCCTCAACCTTGTCCCAGAACCTACGAACAAGTCCTGACATACCTTTGAGTGGGGTGAAAGAACACATAACCTGCCCGTTCCGTTGTGCAGTACGGATAACAAGCTCTGAGAATATTTCGTCTGGAGGTTGTTCGTCCAAGACCACAAGGTCAAGTTCAAAACCCTGCAAATGTCGCACTTGTTGAGTGTAGTTTGAGAA